CCACCCAGCAGGTAATTCAGACTGAGAGCTTTTAAACTGATAACCAGCAGCAAATGAAGTGCCACCATCCACTGATTCGCGCTTAAATGCGTACAAGCTTGGGTTACTGTTATAAGTTGCTTGATCTACCCATGGCCCACCATCATTAACAGAGTACTCATTGATAATGTTCGGTGCTTGCGGCCCTTCTGGCCCTGTTAAAGTTGTGACAGCGCCAACTAAAGGGAATTGTCTTGCGCCCGTATCTGTAAAAACAATGTCATCACCAGAAAACACAGCACTGGTTACATGGTCGCCCGTATCACCCTTATCACCCTGTTGGCCTTGATAGATTAAATTTGCGTCACGCCAAGCGCCATCAAAATTGATTGTGCCTGAATACATGAAGTAATCGTAAGCGTCTGGCCCATTTGACACGGCGCAAACTATACCCTCGAAAATTCTATCTTGATTGTTTGTTGTAAAAGTATCACGCGCCGCAGTGTTGAAAAAATACATATCCTCGGCTATAGAGCCGCCGCCGCTGCCGCCGCTAGTAAAGAAAGGCATATAAAAAACTCCTAAAATATAACGCGCATATTTGCGCGCCTTAATCAAGCAAATACAACAACGTTAGCGCCATCTGTTGAGATTACCCCAGAAATAGGCACTAAAGGCTCATAAGCAAAAGGTTTGCCGCTCATTTCTAATGGCTGTCCATTATTAAATGTAACAGTTGCTGAGCCTGCGCCTTGGTTTTGTATCATTACGATTGGGGCGTTAAAGTCATCTAAAATGTCATACTCGACACCTTGAGTTAACAGATAGCCCCTTACTGATTTATGTGGCTTCATAATTATTTAGCCTTCTTTTCACGCATTAATCGTAGTTCGTGCAATGTTGGCTGCTTTGGTAGTTCATAAGGATTTTCAGCGCAAAAAGACTTGTACTCTTGTTTTGCGTTAACTAGAGCCTTTTCTGCATCTTCGATTTTCTTCTGTAATGATTCGTGTGTAACTTTAGCCATAATTTAATATCCTGTATAAAAAAGCCCTAGTTTTTAGCTAGGGCTTAAAGTGGTTTAATCTAAAAACCCGTTAAAAATCAATAGCTTAACCATTGGTTTTTAAGTAACGCACTGGGCAGTTCTTAGTATCCCAAACTCGATCCCAGTTAGCGGCAGCCTGTAACTCTGCATAAGTTGCAGATTGACCAGCAACACTACCACCAGCAAAAGTGAAGCCCACAGGCATGATGATATCTGTACGGCGTGAGTAAAGCAGAGTTTCACCGCCACCGTTACCAGCGCCAGGATTGCGATCTAATTCAGACGCTAGAGTATTCGGCATATTACCTTCGCCAGCTTGAACAGCGCCAGCACCAAAAAGTATTGAAGTGTAAGTTGGGCGGTTAGTGCCAGCAACAACACTTAGAGCATCATCAACAACTACGCGCTTACCCTGGAAAGTTGCAAAGCTTGAATCCTCTGAATCCTGAATGAAGTCAATCAGGTTTAGAGCGTATAAGCCGTAATAAACGCTTGAGTGGATACCGAATGCACTGATTAGGTCTAGGTTATCACCAGTTAGCTCTAGAGCCTTAATGAAGTTTAGAGCGCTTGCTTTTTCAGCGTCAGTGATTGCACCGGCAGCATCAGTAGCAACGTTGTGAACTAAATCACCGCCGTAGTTTGCCTCATTATCAGCTAGAATACCCATGAATGAGTGAATTAGACGCTTTTGGTTGTCTGTAGCCCAGTAATCACCCATGCGATTAGTGATACCTGTCATTGGATCTTGTAGCGCGATGCCGCGAGCTAAGTCCATAGCAGACCATGCTTTTGCTCGTGCTGCTTTGCGGTATTTCATTTGTTGAGTGCCAAGCTTATCAGGGGTAATGATATCCGTAGGCACATCGTTAGTATATGTTGGCTCGTCAGTTGTTAGTGGCTTGATGTTATCAATCTCGCCAGTAAAACCAGACATAGAGCACATCATTGAAAGCTCAGCGTTAGGAGCTTGCACACCCGATTGAATAAATGCGTTTTTCTCAACTTGGCGCTCTTGCACTAAGGTTGTGAATTGAAGCGGATCGTAAATATCTGCGATTTGAATTGTAGCCATCGTTTAGCCCTTAATTTGATCTAAGTAATTATCAGTAACAGAGCTTCGTCTTTTAGTAACGGAACTCGGGTTTAAATTTGCGGTATCAACACCGCTTGCTTTTGAGCCTGATAAATGATTTTGCATATCAGGGTCAGACTTAGCCCATTTTAACCAATCGTCATGGTTATCAGCTATATGCTTGCCGTCCAAGTCTTTATAGCTTGCGACTACGTTACCGTCTTCACCAAAGCCATAATCAACTAATTGACTCGCTGTTAACTGACTGAGCTTGTCGTTTTTAGCAAAGTTAGAAACAATGCTTTGAACAGAAGCTTGCTTTTTAGATGAAAGAATCATTTCGTTACGTGCGTTTAGTTGCTCGGATAACTCTTTGCGTTCACGCTCGTATTTAGCTTGCTCAAGCCCCAAAGCTTTTTGAACATCGCCAGCTTTCTTTGCCGCCTCAATTGCCGCTTGCTCTTTTTCCAACAATTTAGCCTGCGTTTCTTCTTCTAGCTTTTTCTTTTCTGCTAGTAACGCATCTTTATTGGCTTTTAAGCCTGCGGTTTCAGCTTCAAACTTAGCTGTTAGCTCTTGCTCTTGTTTAGCTAGCAATTCTTTCAATTGCTCTTCTGTGTACTCTGCCATTTAATAATCTCCT